TACGCAACTGGTCGATCTGGATAACGGTGTCGAAGCTTTTCATCGCTTCTTCGTTATCTTCCAGCTTGTTGTCGCCTACTACACCGTCGCCGGTCAGGTCAGCCACCAGCGTCATTACCGCGCGGGCGCCCTTTTTGTCCTTACGTAGCTCGGTGATGTGATGCACCATCGAATTGGCGGACTTGCCAAGGAACTTGTTGATAAAGGAGCGATTACGGGCGTGTGCCCAGAAATCCATACCCCACGCCGTTTTCTGTTCATCGGTTAGGGTAGCAAAATTCGTCTTAGCCATATCAGCCTCGGTAGTATGCCCGCGAGGCTAAATGCCATTCGCTAGGCGGGAGAAATAATCATCTTTTCGTGCCTCTGTCCGTATCGGGGACTGTCGTAGCAAATGCGCCGATGGAGGAGCGACCCTGCCCTGTATCGTGGGGCTGCCGTGGTTATATATTCGCACAGCGAATAGTTTAAAGCAAGGTGAGACTCGCGATCAGGCAACAAAAAACCTCCAACGCCCCGGTGGGGGTTGGAGGTTTTTTTAACGTCAGAGGTAGCCCCCGGCCCTGGGGGAAGCTGTCACCACAACAACTCGACCCCACTATATTCGCACAGCGTCTTTTTTAGGTCAACCGCTAAAGTGAATCGCCTAGTAATTTAGACCTAACGGAGTTGGGTAACGCGGACCAGTCATCCACCGATAACGTATCAAGGTCAAGTGAGTCGGCACTATCGCCGGAGTCGCCTTGGCCGCCGGTAGTAGACGGTGGTGCTTTGCGCGCCTTGTCGACCTTACCCGCTTTAGAGGCCGCCTGGGACTTGCGCGCCATGTCCGCCTTTTTGGTCGTGGCAGGGGCCTCGGCGGGAGCGCTAGTGGATTCCAGGCCGTGGATCTTAGACACCGCCTCCGCTGCTTTTTGGGTAGCCTCAGCGCGTGTGTACCCCTGCTGGAAGTACATGCCCTGCATAGCAACCGCTTCGGCGCTTAACGTCTCGTCGTAAGAATCTGAGTTTTCGTTTAAAGCGGGGTAATCGCTGTAGATTTTCTCAAGCGACTGTTCGAAGGTAAGCTGGTCGCGGACATCGGACGCGATTTTATTAGGGTCAACCTGCGCAGACTCGGTGGTCTGGGTGTTCTGACGAAGTGCGGAAAACACTTCGCTCTGGAGCTTAGACGCCTTCTCGGTGTCACCCTCTAGCAAGGCGGTGTTCGCAGCCGTCATCCGCTCTTGCAGTTGCTCGTCGGTGAGCGTATTAGCCTCACGGGTAGCGCGCTCACGGTCGGTTTCCGCTTGCTGTAGCTTGCCGCGTAGTTCCGCTAGCTCCCGTTCCGACGCTCGTAGCTGCGCAGTACGCTGGTCGAAACGCGACTTAGGAATGAAGGGTTCCTTAGCCTTTGACTTCTCCTCCGGCTCAGGCTCCTCAGCAGGCGGTTCGCCTTCCACATCAGCAGAATCGTCCGCATCTTCCTCGCTAGCTTGCTCATCAGCCGGTGCATCAGCGTCGCCCTCTGGTTCCTCGCCGTCGGCAGGCTCAGCCTCGTCGGCGGGGGCATCCTCCTCATTTTTTGTATCGCTCTCACCACCCTCGGTAGGAGTCTCGGAAGGCTCAAGTTCGTCGCCCAGGTCAAGGTCACCCAAACTGGAAATGGGGTCTTCCTCGTTGTACAAACCGGAGTAATCAAACTCGTTGGTTTCGGCGTCGCGGTTATCTTTAGCCATTAGCGTGGCTCCTTATTGGCAGGGTTAGCGTTGCGTAACGAATTGGCCTGGGCAACGGCCATTTGGGTTTCGCCCTGGAATCGTGAAGTGGCTAGCTGCGCCGCCGTACGAAGCTGCTCGCCCTGGCCGCGCGCCGCGTGTGTCATGCCGGCAAGGCGTAGACGGGTCGCCAGTTCTTCGCGCTTCATGGAAATGTTGGCCTCAAGCTCGCTCATCTGGAACGCCATTTCGGGAGAGTCCATACCACCCGACGTTTTCTCGGCGCTGGCCATATCTTTAGCGGCGCTGGCACGGTACTGCTCAGACTGGGCCACTAGCTTGTCAAGCTCGCCTTCCAACTTAGCCACTTCAAGCTGCTGTAGTTTCTGCTGCATCTGGACTTCTTCTTCCGACGGCTCCGCTTGACCGATCATCTGCTGGATGCGGTCTGCCAACTCGTCGCGGTCGGTGAGACCAGAGCGGCGGATAATAGCGTCGTCAGGGATGGCAATGCCGCCTTCGTGGCGCATCTGCATCATCTGGGCGAACTCGTCTTCGTCAACGTTGTCGCGCGTTGGCAAGGTCGTGATCGAAATATCGTAGCGGCCGGCAGTGACGTTGTTGAGGATATTGCCCACCTCGTCGATCTGGTTGATCACAAGCTCCTCGTCACGCTGCTCAGGATCATCGGGGTGGAGGATGTGGATAGCCCGCTCCTCGGTATAAAAGTCCTGGATTAGCTCAAGGATCTTCTTGCCGACCAACTTGCGGCTAAAGCTCAGGTGTTTGAACGGCTGCCCCATCTGGATCTGGCCACGGGCCGTCTTGCGATCCATAGCGACGCCCGACACCTCGGCGCTGGCCATCCCCATCATGCCGTCGTTCATGCCGCTGATCTGCTGGATCGCCATACCCGTTTTATCGGAAATGCGATCCAAGCCGGTTGGCACATGGTTAGGGGAGATCTTTGCGGGCGGTTGAGAGCCGCGCGCGTAAACCAAGTGCAGGCCCGTCTCGGCGCCTTTCTCACTCAGCTCATCCTCGGTCATATTGACCAGCGAGCCTTCCTCGGTGATCCACCCGCTGTTGGCCGTCGTATTAACAATATGAAGCTCTTGGCTACGCGACTTGTTGTAGAATTCCTGCGGGTTAAGTAGGTTGCGCACCATGCCAAACGGCTGGCCACGACGGAAGTAGGGGAAATACGGCACGATGGTAAACGAACGATAAAGCGACCAGTCGTCGTAAAGCACTACGTGGTCAGCGGTGACTGTCCAACGCACTTTGCGGCCTGCCCGCTTCATGACCTGGATACCATAACGCTCGGCAAGGTCGGTCGCCTGCGCCTCGTCCATGCTGGATGGTGCTTCGCGCATATCGCCGGTGTCCGGGTCTACCAACACGTATTCATCAACCCACTGGTAGTGCTGACGCTCAAGAACCCTGACGCTCTTGATCACGCGGTTATCGACGCCCTCGTTCGAGTACGTTTCGCTGCTCTCAAACCGTTCGCCGCCAAAGCGGTTAGTGCCAAAGCGAATAGAGTCGTAGGCGTAGTGGTCCCCGGCGTTAACCAGTGACTCGACGGCCTCGGCCTTCTTCTCACCGTATTTCGTCTTAATCTCGTCGAGACTCATCCAGCTAGTGACTGTTATCTCGCTCCACGTAGAGGGGTCATACTCCTTGCCCTCTGGGCCAAGCACGACCGTCATCGGGTCAAGGTGCTTAATGTCCACATCGCCGAGCATGTTGTCCTCAAACGACATACGCACATCAAAGTAGCCGCGGTCTTGGATAATGCCGTCGGCGAACACGAAGTTCTCGATGTAGTGGTAGTCGTTGGCCTGCATAATCGACTGCGCCACTTTGGACAACACCAACGCGCCGTCGCGGGTAGAATCACGCTTGGGGAGAAAGCCGATCTGCATTTCGCGGCTCGCCTGCTCACCAAGCGCCGTGTTAATAGTCGACAGCACCAAATTGAACGTCATGGCCGGGCGGCCCTCGTCCTCCAACTTACGGCGATCGGCATCTGACCACTGCTCGCCGCGATAAAACTCATCGCACTTCTGCGCCATGCGCACATAGTCATCGTGCCCATTGTCGCGAGCGCGTACGTAGTGCGCCCACTGCTGTTGGGCGACAAGCGTTGGGTCAGTTGCCGGTTTGGCCATAGTTGTTTCAGTCCTCGACTACGTTACGCTCGCGAAAGGTCGCTTCGGAGCAGTGGTAGATGTCGTCCGCCGTATACACAATAAAGTCACCCACCTGGGGTTTCTCGTAGGCTTTGAACGCCACGACGCTGCTGGCGAGCACGATGTTGTAGGTCGCCTTACCCATCTTGGCCATCGCGTCATGCTCGGTGATCTGGTACGCGTAGCGGGTGACAGGTTTGGGCTGATACGGCTTAAATTCTTCGATGATCATACAAGCCCCTCATGAGCGCGCTGTTGAAGAAGGTAACCTTCCAGTTCCCAGACCTTAGAGCGGGCATTGGTTAGCGAGATACGCCGGCCGATCTCTTCGTCGAAGTTCTCTTTACTAACCGTTGCCGCTTCACCTCGAACAGTGAAACCGTTAACTAGCGTTAGCTCGCAGACCATCACTTTGCCGCTAGGCAAAACGGTAAACGTCTCACCGGCAATCACCCCGTTTATCAAATCAGGCGAAAGCCGTAAGGCGTTAAGCCCCTTGGCCTGAATAGCCTCCTCTAGCTGACGTTCATCGTTCATAAGGCACTCCGTTTATTAGCATTGCGAATAGTTTAACACGCAAACGAGCGCCGCGCGCCTCGATAATGGACTAGATTGGACCAGTCAGTCGACCTCAGTTACGTGTCATAGGGTAATCCCAGCCCATTTGCCTAGCTCACGCTCTACACCAGCTAAATCAGTGTCAATACGAACCGCTACAATAATCAGGCCGAAAACCTTTCCCTCAAAATGCTCAAGGGGCTTGTCTGCGGGCTTTATGTGACCACCTAGGACGACAAACGATGATGTATCACTGCTAGATACGCCAGCGTCATGCATAGGTTCATCTAGCACCTGAGCGCCATTTTTGCGCAGTATGCCCCGAGCGTTCTGCCAGTCTTGAATGTGCGCCGTAACTTGCTTGATGATAGGATCACTGGTGTAGTCCCAGACTACGTAGCTGTCTGAACCTACCCGTCGCCCTGCAATACCGATGCGGTTGCCGGTCACGATAGCATCGTGCCGCGTTCGATTGTCTAGGCTACCCGCGCTGAAAGACACTAATTTTCGGCGGTCTGCGTTAGACACGTTTGCCGGTTCTGTTGCTGCGAATGTCGCGCCGTAGCTTGCGCCCGCGAACATCGCACCCGCCGAGGCTAGGTCGTAAGATTTTCCGGGCGTCCACTCTAGCCAGTGCAGCGTGCCATCCGTGTGGTACGTGGCCTGCTGTGCCGTATTAGCGTTCGTGGCGTGGAAGCCGTTGCCGCTAGTGTCGTTGATCCGAGCCACCAAATCACCGTCGGTGGTGACGGGGATAGTGGCCGCTGTGTCTTTAAACAGGTTATCGGGAATGATCTCCAGTTTCACGCCGAGTCGGCCGTCTGGAAATAGCGTGTTGAGGTCAAATGACGCTGGCGTACCTCCCCCAACCGGAAGTGTAGACGTGACCCCTAGCCCAAAACCTTCCATTAGTAATGGCCGATTAAGTCAGTGGCGGTGGTGCCGGTGGCGAGCACGCGGCGACAAACAACGCTTACCCAGCCACCTGCGGTAACCGGGTAGGTTACCGGGTCGCCACCACCCAAAGGCTCGACGGCCACATTACCCTCAGACCGGGACATGACCGTAATCCCCCCGGCGTAAGTCGTGGCGTCGCTTGGGGTAATGTTCTTGGCGTTGAGGGGGAATGAGCCGACACGCGAGACAGTGGGGGCAGACATCATTGGCAGTCTCCTAGGAAGTCATCGCCGTGCGTTTATTAGCACTGCGAATAGTTTTAGATAGTTTATCACGCCAGGACGCCTTCTGCTCGGGCTTCTTGTCGCGCGTTGACGTAAACAGCGTCAATAGTTGACCAATCCACGCCATGCTATCGCAATTGTGGGTCAAGACGCCGTTGGCGTAGTAAACGTGCTCCTCCGCCACAGTTAGGTTATAGACCCATTCAACCCTGCCCGTCGGGACTACCCTTGCGCCGGTCGTGATAATCGCGGTTCCTGCATTTAACTGAGCACAAACCCCGTTTGGTGCGCTTGATCGGCTGGTAGCTATCTCCACACCTCTCGCACTTTCGGGGGTCGGGAGTCCCGAGTGCCTTGTATCTGCTCGGTCGCTTGTTGCGCCGCTCCCACGCCGTGTTTCCGCACCGCGGTGAGCAATATTGGGTTCGGTCGGGGAACGGGGTCGTAAACTCCGTCTTACATGCTTCGCAGTATTTTGGGTACCATTTCCGGCCTTCCCAAGCACGTTTGGCGTTTTCGCTGTGCCACCTTGGCATGGCTGCGCCTCTATAAGTATTTGGTCAAACCATTCTATACTATCCAGCCGAACGAATCCACGATTGTGCGTATAAACAGGGTGGTTGTCGCTGCCCTCCAAAACCCTACCATCGGGTAGCTCTAGGCGAAAAATCTCCTTGCGGCCGGTGCATCGGGCAGCCAACACTTCCCGAGGGCCGGCGGGGGTATCGACCATTTCGCCAGGGGCCAAACACTCGATAGGCGTGCTACCGGCCGGTGTGGACACCAGCGTGCCAGCCACGAGGCACTGGTCGTCGTGTGCGCCGTTGGGGAAGCGCAACATCTCCGCCACTAGCGACATAGTAACGTCACAGTGCTTGCGGAAATACACCTTCTTCTGCTGCATCCGGCCTTGGATTGGACGGCCGCGTGCCACTTTGTCCTGCTTCCCGGGGCGAAGCTCCTCGACGGGCATCATCATGCGCGTCTCGCGCAGCCGCTTCTCGAGCAGCGGCCCCATGGTCATTAGGATATGACCCCGCTCAATACCAACAATCTTACTGCCCCAGACGCGCTGAACTTCGATCATCTTCTCAATAATCTCAAGCGTGCCCCATCGACCGCGCTGCACATCCACCACATAGATATTGTCCTGGCGGTCAACGCCCACCGTGATACCTACCGTGAAATCGTTCTGCTCTTTCTGCCCGATCGCCAAATCCCAGGCAGTATAGAAGTTCATGTCCTCAAGCGGCGGCAAGTCCTGGGGCATGAACCACTGAAAGTCTTCCTTCTTAAAATAGTCCCCATCGTCGGCCACCGGGTTCTGCTGGTACAGCGCCGACCAGTCACGCGGGCCAACGGTGCGCTTAATACGCTCCAACGCGCTGATCGGGTAACGCTCGGGGTGAAGCGCCTCGCCCTGGCGGCGGAACAACTCGTCATGCTCGGCGATTGCTGGGTATTTGACCACTTTCCACTGGTCGCCCTCACCCAACGCCATCTGCTCAAGGAGGCGGCCGCCGAGATCCGAATCATGCCACCTTGTCATCATCACAATAACGCCGCCGCCGGGGGCAAGACGGGTATAGGCCGTCGATGTGTACCAGTCCCATATCGAGCGGCGGGTGCCTTCGCTCTCTGCGTCCTCACGGTTTTTGAGTGGGTCGTCGATGACAAGGACGTGTGCCCCCCTGCCCGTAATAGGACCTCCCACGCCGGCGGCTACATAACCACCAGCTTGTGTCGTACTCCACTGCTCTACCGACTGGCTATCCTTACTCAACGCTAGGTTGGGGAACACCGTTTGGAAGCTAGCGTCGCGCAGAAGGCCACGCACCTTGCGGCTAAAGTCATTGGCGAGCGACCCGGCATACGAGCAGGCGATGATCTCGTGCTTAGGGTTACGACCCAAGTGCCACGCGGGGAACACGCGGGACGCTAGCTCAGACTTCCCCGAGCGCGGCGGCATGTTAATAATCAGCCGGGGGCTTTCGCCTGCCGCCACCGCGTTACTAAACCACTCAAGGTGCTCGCAAATATCCTTGTGCACCCACCCGGGGATATAGTCAGGGTTGACGCGCATCACTAACGGCAGCAAGTGCTGGGCAGCCAACTGGCGGCGGGCCAACTCCTTGCGCGCCTCGTCCTGCTGGTCGAACACTTCTTTGTCGCGCTGCGCCTCGGCAGCGGCCCGCGCTTCGACCGCCTTACGCTCGTTTTCCTGCGCCTCACGATACATTTCCTGACGCTTGGCGCGCTGCTCCGCTAACCGTGCCGCACTGTCGTCAGCCTTGGGTGAATCAGTATCGGCGGTAGGGTCGCCAACATCTGAAACGTGACAGTAAACACAAACGCCCTCTTTCAGCAGCGTGAGGGGTGTGTCCTTATCGCACTGCGAGCATTTGCGTGAATGCACCTTACGGTCTTTGCCGCTAGCCGTTTTACGCTTGGTCCTCGGCTCCTTGTAACTAGGCTTACTCGCCATCGTTGAATTCCTCGGAGTCGTACACCTCGCCAGGGCGCAGCGTATCCATCCCAATAGAAGCGTACTTCAACAACTGCTGGGTGCTAAGCCCCTCCAACTGCTTGGTGCTGTTGGGCAGCGCGCGTTCTTCGCCAGGGCCATCAAGCAAACCGTGAAGCTTGACCAGGGAATCCGTGGCCCGTGTCATTTCGGCGCTGGTACCTGCCGAGTGATACGCGTTCATGTACATAAGGTGCGCGTTCTCCATAGTGAACTTCACCCGGGGCAGCACCTTCTCGGAAAACTCACGCTCGTAATAACGCATGTGGAGTTGGACAGCCTCGTTGCGCTCAAACCGGGTGGCTGAGGCGGGGCCAACGCCCGCCTCTTTGGCCGCCGCCTGAACACCCATGCCGCCTACGCGGGCCGCTACAAAGTAACGCTGCTGGGCCGTAATACGGGGTAGATCGACGATACCGAGGTCGGCATCGTTCTCCATATTAGCAAGCTGGTGTTTGGACATTTCCTTGGGGTCAAACGGCATGGGGTGTACGCCAATGTTATAAGCAATGCGTATATTGTAAACCGCTAAGGGATGCGCGGCAAATGGTCAAGATTTTTTGAGAAAAATTTTAGAAAAAAGGTCGCGGGATATTGGTCAATAGTCGCGTGTGGGGGTGTGGAGTCCCTGCTGAGCGGGGGCACCCAACCGGATTCGGTTTCTGGTTCCTGCCGCTTCTGGTTTCTAGTTCTAGGAACCTTCTTTCGACCCCTCCCCAGGGGGGGTATAGGAGCTACACCATGCGTATTGAGAGCAAAGCAACACTGGACGCTTACTTCGGCGTCGCAAATTACATCGGCCGGCTAGCAGATGAGGCCCGAGAGCGGGGTGATCATGCCTTCGCCAACCGTATGGATGAAATAACGGAGTTTCATGCAAATGTGTACGCGGGTTATGCCGCGTCTCCTTTGAACAATGGCGCGTAGTGAGCCAATCCGTATACCGCAAGAAGATGGTCACTGGCTGCTAGAACAGCCAGTGACCTGCACGATCAACCAATCCATAAAAGAGAGAACATAACCATGCGTAATGAACTTTATACCAAGCTGACCGCCGCCACAAGCCAAGTCAACCAGCAGCTACTAGAGGGCAAGGACAGCCTGACGCACATCCTGGGTGATCACATGGGGCGCATCGTGTCCCATGCACAGGCCAGTGTGAACCGTGGACTGCTGGCTGAGGCATTCTACCTCGCCTCAACAGGTGAACATGATCCCCAAGAGGTCATCGCCGAACGCTGGGCGCAGATGGTCAGCACCATTGGTGAGGCCAACA